GTGATTGCTGGCGATGCCCATAGCTGCGCCCTCAGAGTGGCAGATGATGTCTTTCTCCGTAAGGCCATAGAGCTTACAAAGATACACGCACAACTCCACCGCTTCTTTATAAACGGCAGAAAAATAAGCGGGGTCGGTAAGTCCATCCTCGCAGATTTCAAAGCCTATATAAGTGTTGTTTGCCTGACCGCCGCAGTGCCAGCCCCGCATGTTCCACGGCAGCGTCTGATAGGTCGCAATGGAGCCATCTTTCAGCTTGCCGATGAAAGCATGGACACACACCTGCTGTCCGCCGGGAAGAGATGTATTCCAGTGGTTCCCCGCAGCGTTGACGCCCAGAAGCCCATCGTCGGGACCGACGTACCGCTTCAGCCAGGGATTGTTCGCGCCGGTGCTGTGAACCACGATTCCCTTGGGCGTGATCGTTTTGCCCGCTTTATAGCAGGCGTTTTGCGTTAAGATTTGTTTGTGCATATTCATTTGCTGTTGTCCTCCTTGTCTTCGGGGCCTTTCAATTGCTCCAGAACATCCCGGAGCTTCTGTGGCACCGGCAGCCCAATCAGAGCCGTATTCTCCAGAATGCTGATGCCCTCGTTGGACAGGTAAAAGAAAATGACCGCAGTGCGAATGGCGCTGCCGTTTCCGATGATCTGCTTGTCGACGATATTCGCCACACCCACGAGAATAAAAATAAGCATCTTTTTGCAGATGCCCTTAAAACCGACCTCGCTGGAGACTTTCTTCTGGATCGCCGCTACCATTAAGCCAGTAATGTAGTCGATGACTACAAAGGCGATCAGCGCGTACAGAAAACCGTCCATACCCCCGAGAAAGTAGCCCAGAAAGCCGCCAATGGCGGAAAGCGCCATCTGAACCCAGTTCCAGATTTCTTTCATGTTGCCCCCCTTATATATAACTCAACCGGTTTGCTTTACTTCTTTTGCCAACACCTCGATGTACATACCGCGTCCCCCGACATCCTCAACCGAGGTTATTGCAAATCTACAGCCGTTGCAGACTAAGGTCATTGCAGTTGTAACAGTCACCCCCGGAATACAGCGAAAGCGGAAAAGGTTCGTGGCTTCTGAAAACAAGGCTCGGCTTGCCCATCTTTTGGTGCCGCTACGGTATTCTCTGTACGCTCTCACAGATGCTACTGTCACATCCGTAATGGTTGAATATCCATCGTTGTCTTCAACTTCCTCTTTCGATATAATATCTATAAAAGCATTCATCTTCCCAAAGCTCATTTTTACACCTTCCAATCCCGGTCAAGGCGGAGTAGCAGATTGACTGTGTTCCACACCTGCTGTCCCGCCTGTACATTATCCGCGAAGAAACCGCCCGTGCTGCCATCCCTTGATTCATAGAGATGGGATGACAGCATGACGACGGCCTGCTCTGTAGTGGGTGGCATTACATTTTTCGAATAATACCCCTCCCCCAGGTGCTGATAACTCTCGGCATAAGCGGTGGCGGCGGAGATGTATACCTGCAGAAGTTCATCATCGCGGTTATGTTCCAATATGAGGTTGGCTTTCACTTTCTCAAAAAGTGTCATACCGCCGCCATCCTTTCTTAAGAGCCGGAAGTGGCCTTCATCTTGAGGATCTGCACAGCTTCGGGTAGCACCAGCTTTCCGTCAACACGCTCCTTGGCGACATAGCCAATCATCCCGTTGCCGGCAAACAGTTCCTTAAGTTCAGAGAATGACCGGGACCCGCGATCGCCGATGTTGTAATAGCTGAAATCGCCGAAAGCAATAACAGGCTGGCCCGCCGCAATGATGGGTACATAAGCGGAGGTATAAACCGGATAGCCAAGAAGCCTGTCCGGTTCACCCGCCTGGTAGGACGGCTGCCAGATATACGCTCCGTTTCCGTCTTTCAGTTTTCGGAGAACGCAGAGAGTCTGGTCGTTTGTGATGAACGCGGCATTCTTGCGATAAGGGCGCTTGAGTGCATAGACGAGATTTATGACCTCGTCAGCAGTGATGGAATTGCCGGAGGTGGTTACGCCAATCTGACCGCCGCCCGTAGTTGCGAAGATACCCAGCGGCTTTCCGACACCGTTGCCGTTGAGAAAAGCATCCTCCTCTGCGTTGCTGAGAGCCTTTGCAAACTGGTCAAGGATATAGTTTTCAAGGCCGAAAGCGTTGTCATAGAGCAATTCCTCAGTGACCTTTACAGCCACATGGAGTTTGTGTGCGTCAAGCAGGATCTGGGAGAAAGTGGCGTCGCCAAAGGAGAGCGCACCGCCTTCTTCAATCCATGCGGCGGCGGGCTTCGTGGCCGCAATGTTTATCTTGTGGTCACCGCTAGTGGTAATGGTGGTGCCGAGTTTGCGGAAGATGTTCTCCTCAGTCAGTCCATCAATAAGGCGGCTGTCGTATTCATCCGGGACAAGGTAGCCGCCGTCGCCGTCTACGCCCTCCTGCAGTATGTCGTTTACACGCTTGAAGTTGGAGCGCAGAGCGCTAAGCATGGCGTTTCTGTACTCGTCGGAGGCACGGCCCGTCTTGGTTTCACCATTTGGTTTTCCAGGCTTGCCGGTAATAGGGTCAGCAGTAGGTTTGTTGAGCTCCGCATCCAGAGCAGTCTGACGCTCCAGACGGTCTATTTCCTGTCCAAGAGCAACAACGTCGCTTTCCATCTTCTCGTAGGTGGCAACATCTTCAGCGGAGAGCAAGCCATCTGCCCCTCGCTTAGTGTCGAGAAATGCCTTTGCGGCATCCCATGCTTTTGCGCGCTTTTCGCGCAGTTCCTGAATCTTATTCATATAGATATCCTCCTCAAAATTAGTGGTTAATTAAATTAAGCCGCTTTTCCAGCGACTCTATTGGAGTACCGGGCTTCTGCTCGGATACTTTAGGTTTAATCTTGTTCATTAGCGAGTTTGTAACAGCCCGGCGGCTGAACATGAAGCTGTTTTCTATGATGGTGTCGGGTGGAGTCTCTGTCTCCTCAAACAGGACACCGTCCGCGAAACCCATCTCTATGGCCTTGTTGGCGTTAAGCCAGGTCTCCGCATCCATGAGTTGGGATATTTTTGCTCTTGAAAGGTCGGTCTTAATTTCATAAGCGTTGATGATACTCTCCTTGACCTCAGAGAGCATGGCGATGGCTTTCTGCATTTCCTCACTGTCGCCGATGGCCATGGTCAGAGGGTTGTGAATCATCATGAGCGAGGTTGGGGACATCAGCACCCTCGTACCGGCCATCGCTATAACTGAAGCCGCCGAAGCCGCGATACCGTCTATCTTGATGGTTACGTTCCCCGGGTAGTCCATGAGCATGCAGTATATCTGGCTCGCTGCTACACAGTCACCGCCTGGAGAGTTGATCCAAATAACAACGTCACCCTTACCGGCGAACAGCTCATCTCTGAACGCCGTTGGGGTGACATCATCATCAAACCAGCTTTCTTCGGCGATTACACCGTCCAGGTAAAGGGTACGGCAGCCGGTACCGTCCTTTACCCAATTCCACCAGCGTGCCGCTGGATCCGATGCGCACACTTTGTTCTGTGGGAACTTAGGGTTTTGCGCCTGCGTTGTTACTTCCATACACATCCTCCATTTCTAAGGTTTCAAGTTCGATCACCGTCATGATGGCGTAATTGGCAAGGTCAAGAAGCGTATCTCTGATGGACTCGTCCGTTACCTGCGCCGTGTTTACACATAGTGACTGTAGGCGATTAACCTTATCTGTAATACGTGTGACCGCGCTGATGATACCGAGCTTATGAAAGGTCTCGCCGAAGCTGTCACCGTAGTCGGCATTCTTTCGGCGGTACACATCGTTGAGCTCGCCGCATATCTCAGCGTGGCGGTCGGGTTTGCTTATTTGTTTTTTCATCGGGGGCCTCCTTCTTATTATTAAATGTATCTGCGAAAATGCCGGCGTCCTGGAGCTTAGTCATCGCACCGTTGATGAGATACAGATCGCCGCCCTGCTCTGCGGGTATGCGGTTCAGGTTTTCGAGCTCGCGTATGTCGTTCGCTGACATCCAGCCGTTCTGCCTTGCCGTCGCGTAGCCGTTCATACGGCTCTCGTAATCTCCGCGAAGCAGACCGTCGACATTAAATTTAATGAAATGGTCTTTTTTCTCGCTTTCCGAGAGCAACACACGGTACATGGACTGCTCCCAGCGGACCACCCACGGGTCGAGTGTGTATTTCACAAACTCCAGCGACTGCTGCTCAATATTAGAAAAGCTCGACTTTTCAAGGTCGCCTACCATGTGTGGCGGTACTCTGAAAATTCGAGCTATCTCGTTAATTTGGAACTTGCGGGTTTCGAGGAACTGTGCCTGCTCGGGCGAGATGCCAATGGGCTGGTACTTCATGCCCTCCTCAAGCACAGCCACCCGGTGGGCATTTCCACTTCCCTGATAAGCGCTGTTCCAGCTGTCTTTGACCTTCTGTGGGTCCTTTATTGTTCCGGGGTGTTCCAGCACACCGCCGGGAGCTGCGCCGTTGGCGAAAAACTTAGCGCCATATTCCTCTGTGGCGATAGCAAGACCGATTGCGTTCTTTGCCATGGCTATGGGAGAGTAGCCGACTAAACCGTCAAAACCCAGACCGGGAATGTGAAGAACATCCGATGGTGATAAAAGGACCTGGCTGTTCTTGCCGAGAGAGGGTGTATCCCCTGAACCGCGCTGGTATAAGTAGTAAAGGCAGCCGTCCTTGTCGCGGTCGACAGTCATTTTGTTTGGCATCAGCGGGTACAGAGCAACAACCTCACCACGGGCATTACGGATGACCTGAGCATAGGCGTTGCCCCATAAAAGAAGATGACCCAACAGTGTTTCTCTGAACACAAATGAGGTCATCTCAGGGTTCGGCTCGTCATGGAGCAGCCTATATAAAGGGTGCGCGAGGTCTTTTTCCTTGTTGCCGCCATCGTTGTATTTATATACATGGAGAGGCAGACCGGCGATTGCCTCAGACAGGATACGCACACAGGAGTATACTGCTGTCATCTGCATGGCTGTGTTTTCATTTACGGGCTTGCCGGCTGTTGTTCCTCCGAAGAAAAAACTGTACCGGCTGCCGTTTAAGCTGTTTTGGGGCTTGTCCCGGGAACGGAAGAGACTTTTTAATCTGGGCACTGCCTGTAACCTCCTCAAAAATGATTGTAACATTCGACTTTCGATGTTAAAATAACAGACAAATAGAAATTTTTATGCTTTTTAAACTACAGAGGTGTGTCAATGGCTAGTAACAAAAACACGCAAAGGAACGCCAACCGCGGCTTCACTCTGATTGAGCTTCTTGTCGTAGTTGTCATTCTGGGCATTTTAGCGGTTGTGCTTGTTCCATCCTACATACAATATGTTGAGAAGTCTCGAGAAGCAGTATGCCGAAGTAATCGCAGCGAATTGCTGCATGCGTATCAGGTGGAAGATGTCACGGTAAGGGTCAATGATAGTGAGGGAGTTGAAGCCTTTTCGCTTTCAGATTTCGTTGCACATCACGGCTCTGGCTGTCCGTCTAATGGGGTGTACTCAGTAAAAGATGGGACACGGGAAATTCTTTGCAGCCTACATGATGGTGGAGAGATCCCGGGAGAAACTCCAACTGAGTCACCAAAGCCAACTGAGTCACCAAAGTCAACTGAATCTCCCGAGGGTTCAACTGGAGGTCGTTACTATTCAGGGGGAAATACTAGCAGCAGTTATAAGCCGGGGGATATATTTGGAGATGGTAAGGATTTTTATAGATGTATTAAGGCTACGAACCAAGTCCCCAAAAAAGACAACTCTGCGTGGGAAGTGATAAAAACTGCAGGTGCTCCCCCTTACGATGCACGTAAAACACATGTGTTCGGTAATGTTGTAAAAAATAATAATGGTTTTTTCTATATATGCACCTCAACAACAGCACAAACAGGCCCACCAACAGATAATAACGCAGATCATAATAATGACTGGGTGAAGATGGGCAAGAAGTAATACTGGTGCTTAGAAAAAACCGCTATAGCACCAATAATCCTCTTTCATCATAGACACTTGTCCCGCCGCCACTACCACACCGTATCGCGCGATCCAGCGCCATAATCATAGCCACAGCGCCGTCGATCTTCTCGGTGGACTTTTCCTTGTCCGGCTTGATGTTGCCTGCCGGGTCGGTACGGATGAAGATGTTATCCATCATCCAACGGAGCACCGGATGCCCGCCGTGGGCTATTTTCTGCTCCAATGTCAGCTTCATAAGCTCCTTAGTCGGCGGCGACATGTCTTTGAAACCTTGAC